TATCATTATCATTATCAATATCATTATCAGGTTTTATTTTACTATTATTAATTGATGAAATGAAAGTTTCCGCTTCTTCTTTGGTTTCAAATTTTTTATACAGAGCACCATTAAATCCTGATACCGATTCACTGCATTCATTCCAATTTAAAAACACACCAATACTACGACCATTAGCAACGGCATAAAATGACATCTATAATATATTTAAATTGTAGTTTTAATATATTATTCAATTTTTATTTTATTTTTTAATTATCAGGAATATACATGATTATTAAAAAAAAATATCTTATAAATAATCCAAGCCGGTTATTTATTCGCTAAAATCAATTAAATCTTCACAAATAACTTTTGACGGGTACTTTATTATCTTATTTTGTAATTCTATATTTAATTTCTCTAAAATTTCATATTTTTTTCTCATCTTATCTAATTCATCTTTATATTCATAATTCAATTTTTTTATTTCTCTCATCTCTTTACATTTATTATCAAACGCTTCATTTAAATTATTTGAACAACCAAATTCTTCTTTATATAATTTATTGGCTGGATAAAGACATTTTTTCTTATGTTTTGCCGTATTAAAATGACTGGAAATCATACTATAATATTTTTTTGGATAAAATGTTGTCCCGCAACAAATACAACCATTTGGAAATTTATTTTGCAAATCTCTAATATTTAAATCAATTTTTCCCGTGTTTAATTCATTTATTTTAGCTTCATAATTGGGTATAACTTCAATTATAGACATTACATTATTTATTATTAAATTTTTAAATTAATTTTACATTATAATTTATTCTATTTATCATCATTGTAAAATTTTTTTACTTTTGGATTAGCGCATATTTTAGTATAATCAAAGCTTGATAAATATAGTCCGCTTAAACTTCTGACTCTGGACAATGCAACATATGTTTGTCCATATTCAAATATATTTACACCAATATCCATTATCGCGGCATCTAATGATAAACCCTGGGATTTATGAATTGTAATTGCCCATGCATAAATTAATGGTATTTGTGATACTGCTACGTTTTTGTTTACTTCTGAATTCCAATTATAATAATTTATTAAAATAGGTTCAATTATATTATTAAATTTAACAAGGGGTAAATTATTATTAAAACCTACAACTATACCTTGGCTACCGTTAGCAATTTGAATATCACTATCTAAAGATATGTTAGCTATACACATAACGTGTGTTCCAATTTTTAATTCTAAAGTTTTATATGCCATTATGTTATTTGCTAAAAATTCGTAATCATTTTTTAATGATGAATTACTGTTAATTACTAAATTATGCATTTCACTTTCTACGGTTAATTCAGATTTTCTTGAACCTTTTAAATATTTAATAGTATATAGTCTTTTTTCTACATCATCACTAAGTTTTTTATATTCTAATGTATTAATATTATCTGTATCTTTTTTATAAGGTGAAATAATTGTTATAACATTTTCCTGTCTTAATTTATTTAATTCTTCAATTGTAAATAGTCGTTTTTCTAATGTTTCTTTTGTAGTATGTGTAATCCTGCCACGTCTAACATACTTTAATACTTTTAAAAATTCTTTTTCATCTTGTCTAAAAATTGATTTTAAAACAATTTGATTGTCTTGGGAAAATATTTCATACCATAATGCATGTTCAAAACAAAACATGGATGCCTCTTTTTCACTATCATTTGATTTAATAGGGGGTAATTGATAAAAATCTCCTGAAAATATTAATTGTAATCCACCAAATGGAATATCTGGTTTATTATATAATTTTCTTCCGATTTTATCTAATATTAGTAAAATTTTTAAGGACATCATACTAACTTCATCTATAATTAAACATTTAAGATGATACCAATTTTTTAATTTATATTTTTTGTTAAAAACATCATTTAATACATCTTCAATATTTTTATTAGCCAATCCAATACCAGCAAATCTATGTAATGTAGTGGCTTTGCAATTTAATAAGATACTAGCACATCCTGTTAACGCGCATACTTGAATTTTTTTATTATTTTCTTCACTATAATTTACTATAGTTTTTATCAAAAATGATTTACCTGAACCCGCTGGACCGGTTATAAAAACATTTTCTCCGTTTTTATATTTATCAAAAATAATATTTTGTATTTCATTTAATTTATACATTATTAATACTTATTTTTTTTTAAAAACATTATCAATTTATATTTATATTAAATTTATAAATAAAAATTATAATTATTATTTGCAAAAAAAAGGATAGCAAATAAGGTGCTTAATTACTATACGCAAGGCCTCCCATACCACTCATGATACGGAGGACATTGTAATTGACGGCGTAGACACGGACTTTAGCAGTGTTGACACCCTGGACAGTCGCGTTCGAGAGGACGAGCTGTAGGGTCGCATTGTCAATACGCGAGAAATTACATGTGCCCGATGGCTGGTGCTCTTCTGGGCGAAGGGCGAACGAGTAGACATTGATACCGGTGTCAGGGGCACGGGTGTGGTGCTGGAAGGGCTGGACAAGGTCGAAGTATGTACCTTCACGCTCGGAGAAGCGGTCCTGGCCATTAAGCTGTAATTTGGCAACTACAACTGGATTCTCGCCCCAGCAGTGCATGTCGAGTGCGGTTTCAGCGAGAACGAATGTGCCGGCATCAGAGACACCCGAGTCACCATCGGTGGTCAGCGCATTAGTACTCATTTCAGCACCATCATTGGCGAACGGGTCTTCAAAGTATCCAGACGCAGTGACGAAGCCATGAGCACCAGATGTGGCAGAGGCTCCGCCGAAGGCGTGAACCGCGTTGGGTAGGGCATCGAAGGCATCGGTGTAATTGAAAGGCTGCGCACCAAGTAAATTGTTAAGCTGGGTGTTGCTTGTTAGTGAGGCACAGTAGTCAACATTGGCATCGGGCTGGACAACCCAGACTAATTCTTTGCAGGGGTGATTTAAATTGAGTTTGATTTTATTAGACGAGGAACCAACCGATTCATCACCAGTGAACTGGAGCTGTTCAATGAGGTATTCGTGGGGATTCTGTGCCATGCGTCTGCGTTCGTCGGTATCTAAGAAAATGTAGTCGACGAAAAGCGAGGCCGCGGCGAGCGACTGTTTGTAGGCATCGGAGATTTTGCTGCCCTGGCCGTCGATTTTGCTGACAGCCCATAAGCATTCTTCAATATTGCGAATGTCAAGGTTAATTTTGACTTCGTGGTACTGGAGCGCGATTAAGGGTAAGGCAAGGCCAGGATTGCGGCAGTACCAGAACTGAAGGGGAACGTATAGAGTGGTTTCTGGTAGAGCATTACGGGGAGCGCATACCTGGCGGACACTATCGGCAGAGCAAGGACCATCGACCTCCGCGAACCGGGGGTCACAGACGTATGTAAGCTGGGTAGTGTTACCAACCATTTTGTGGTAACCACGCTCCTGTTCTTTGGAGAGGGTGAGCTGATTCCAGATGTGCATCCAGTCACCGTATTGACGGTCAATGCGCTGACCACCAATTTCAACTTCAACCTGGGAGATGAGCTGTTCTCCGGGGAAGTCTAACCATCTGGCGTACACGTCGCCGGTGTCGAGTGACTGACCAATTTCAGGAAGGGTGATCTGTAGGTATGTGCGATAAGCTAAGTCACCATTGCGGGAGATGGTGCAAGTAACGCGGCGACCGAAATCAGCCTGACCGTTGAAAGTTTGTTCAATAGATTCCATCGCAAAGTTGGTGTGACGACGGTATGTAACTTTCCAGAAAGTTATCTGGGGATTACCAGTAAGATAAACATCTTGAGCCCCGTAGGCAACTAATTGCATTAGACCTCCAGCCATTTTTTTATAATATGACAAAAGAAAAAAAATTTGAAATATTTAATTTAATTATAACTAATTAAAGTTTTTATCATTAAATATATATAAATTTAAATTACAATACATAAATATAGTATAAATGAATAAAATATCAGGAAAAAATGTAACATTAGATAAGAAACATAGTGAAATGATAGAAGAATTCAAAAATAATGAGGAAGTATTAATTCCTAAATATAATGCTGAAATTGAAAGAATAGAAAAATTCCTAAATAATTTAAAAAATAGAAAAAAATTAGATAAAATTGAAACTGCGCAAAATAGAAAAAAAGAATTAAAAAATAGTTTATATAAATTAGAGAAAGAGAGAAAGGATTATTTTTTAAATAATTCTAAATATATTTTTGATTATTTTGAAGAAAAGAAGAGTATAACAAGTAATATAGATTCAAAAATGGGTGTAAACAATAGTAAAATAAATCAATTTTTTTATATAGATGAACAAGAAGAAAATACTCAAGTATGCGATGATAAATTTAATACGGTTGATAAATATTTTTATAATATAAATAATTCATTTATAAATTATGATAATTATTGTTATGAATCAGATATATGTAAGTTCTGTTATAAAGGAGAGATGGTATATGTAGAAACAGATGGTATATGTATATGTAATAATTGTTCACGTTCAACGAAGTATTTAATTGAAAATGAGAAACCATCGTATAAAGAACCACCAAAAGAAGTATGTTTTTACGCATATAAAAGAATAAATCATTTAAGAGAGATATTAGCACAATTTCAAGCAAAAGAAAGCACACATATACCAATCGAGGTATTTGAAAATATAAAAAATCAAATAAAAAAAGAGAGATTAGAAATAAAAGATTTAAGCAATAAGAAAACGAAAGAAATATTAAAAAATTTGGGATATAATAAATATTACGAACATATACCATTTATAAAAGATAAATTAGGGATAAAACCACCGGTAATGTCTCAAGAGTTAGAAGAAACATTATGTAATTTATTTATGGAGATTCAAAAACCATATTCAAAATATTGTCCAAAAGATAGAGTAAATTTTTTGAATTATTATTATACACTTTATAAATTGTGTGAATTATTAGGAGAGACTAAGTTTTTGCCGTATTTTCCGATGTTAAAAGACCGGGAAAAAAGAGTGGAACAAGATGCTATATGGAAATTAATATGCCAGGATTTAGAGTGGGATTATATACCAACAGTTTAAATACAATTATGATAACATTCTATTTTCCCCTATTTGCGGAGAAATCTCCATATTGGATAATTTGAATTTTTGCCATATTATTATTTGGACTATTTTTAATATATTCTGGTTATAAATTTAAGGATTTTTATTATTTTTTTTATTTTTATTTTTATTAATAATATCAATTATTTTGGGTAATATTTTTTGATCCCAAAAATATTTATATTATTAATAAAAATAAAAATAAAAATATAAAATTAAATAATGACTACAAATATTATACCAACGTGGGAAGAATATTTTAAAGACATAGTTAATTTAACATCTACGCGTTCATCCTGCGAGAGATTACAGGTTGGTTGTATTTTAGTGAAAGAAAATAGAATTATAGCACAGGGATATAATGGATATATATCAGGGTGTGAACATAAGACAATAATGAGAGATAATCACAATATAGCAACCATACACGCGGAACAAAATACAATAACCGATTGTGCAAAAAGAGGTGTTAGTTCAGATGGATGCACTGCATATATAACACATTATCCTTGTTATAATTGTATGAAATTATTGGTTTCAAGTGGAATAAATTCAATAAAATATATAAATGATTATAAAAATGACTATTTAGTTGGTAAATTGGCTAATAATAAAAATATAATAATAAATAAAATAGTTATTTAATAAATAAAATAGTTATTTAATAAATAAAATATTCAGATTGTTGTGTAGGAGTGAAATATTTAATTATGAAACGACATAATTATTATTAAAATTAAAAAATAATTATATAAATACATTTTAAATGATAAATTTGCTAAACACAGTTTCTTTAGGATTATTTTTTTTATATTTTGTTTTAATTAGTGGGTCGTGTAGTGAAATTTTAAATTGTGGATTGCGAAGATACATTAATGATTCTGTATGGTTTAAACATGTAATGATTTTTTTATCTATTTACATATTTACATTTATTTTGAACTGGTATACGATAGATTCTATCGTGGTAGAAAATAATGAAAATATAGGAAATAAAGAAAATATAGGAAATAAAGAAAATATAGGAAATAAAGAAAATAATGTAGAGTACTCTAGGTTAAAATATTTATATAATTCATTATTGTATAGTTTGGCTATATATATAATATTTGTTATGTCAACAAAGGCAGAGGGTAAATATCTGGCTGTGTTTTTACTACTATCTGTAATATTAGTAATTATTCAAATTATATTAAAAGCATTATATGGTTCTTACAGTGAATTAGATGTACCTCATATATTTAAATTTTTACCTTTCGTGTATTTAATTACCTTTATAATTTTATTAATAGGTTTATATAAATATTATATAAGACAAAGACATGACCACAATAAAAACTGGGACATTATAAAATTCATATTTGGAAATAATAAATGTAATATGTAAAATTATAATAGTTCTTCAATTAAAAAATATAAGAATTGTTATTTTGTAATAAAACAATTGCTTTTATTTATTGTTAAAAGGTAATAATAAAATAAAATAAAATAAAATAAAATAAAATAAAATAAAATAAAATAAAATAGTCTATAAATTGTTATTTTACATATTTGGATATTTCTAAATATGTAAAAAGATTTTAAGATATGCTTAATGTTAATTGATTAACGAGTTTAATTAATATATAAAAAATGGTTGCAAATAATATACTATTAAAAAGATAACCATATAAGTTAGGATTAGCATCATTACTAAATAAAACAGGTAATGTTTTTTTTAGAGTTTTTCTAAAAATAGGTAATTGAAATAGGAAATATAAAACAGAAACTAGTAGAGGTAATTGAAACTCATTATAAAATGCATCTAAACTATCCAAAGAATTTTGTTTTTTTGTATTTTGGGAAATAATGTCTTCTTGGGTTTGAGAATTAGAAATATAATCAATATTTTGAGGTTCAGGTATAAAATTAGGTTTGATTTGTGTATCATTATTTAGGGCAGTTGGATTAATAGGAATATCTCTACTAGGTAATCCCGTGGCACCGGCCATAGTAGCTTTTTGTAATTGGCTTATCATTTCGTTATAATTATTTTGATTATCTTGTTGGTTTTGTTCAGGTTGTTTTGTAGAAATTTGTTGCATCATGGGGTTGGCCATTTGAGCAGTAGTTTCAGCAACAACTTCATTTTTAGTTAAAACAACATTATTAGTATTAGAATGATTTTGTAAAGGCATATCAATTGAATTAGGAATAATATTACCTGGTAGTTGAGAAATAGAAGTTGTTCCTGAAGAAGTTTCCATAATAAATATTTATTATATTATAGTAAATATTTATAGACTAAATTACGCAAATTGTATTGTTTTTGATTTATTATTACATTTAGTAGCCGTTTCTCTCATTATAAAACATTCGTTATTATTAGAATCAAAAGAAAAAATTTGGTCTCTTATAGCATTTTGTTCAGGTCCAATAAAATTGTAACATTTTTTTCCGGTACAAAATTTTCTAAATAATGTTGCTAATCCTAAACCTAAAATAATTGCTAAAATAAATCGTCCACGCTCGGTATATAATATATTTTTAATGGCAGTACTAAGTCCTTTTCCTATCATTATATATAATATAATATATTTATTGTACAGGAATATGATTAATTTTAGATTTTTCAGATGGACATTTAATTTTTTCCATAGTATATTCAAAACAGTTATCAGCTTTATCTTTATATTGTAAATAATCAATGTTGGACGGAGTAGGGTAAACAGATATTTTTTTTTTCTCATTATCAAAATACATAAAAACAAGTCCTACTAATAAACTTATTAAAAAAACTTTAATATTAATTAATTTAAGTAAATTATTTACCATTTAATATATTGTTATAAAAAAATTATTGTGGTTTTTTAATAAGTTCTAAATTTTTAAGATTGTATTTACATTGTATTAGATAGTTATTTTCTTCATCTGATTCAATTCTATTATGTTTATATTTTAATGTAGTTATATGCTCATCTAATTTTTTTAATTTACTAGTATACAAAAATAGAGCATCTTTTAAATATGTTGTTTCTTCAGTTTCTTTATATAGTTTCATAAAATGTTTAAAATCATTTATTAATGTATTTTGTTCTACAAGTTTTTGATTAAGTAATTCTTCGATTTCTGGATTATTAGTAACAGAGTTATATAGCGAGAATAAATTATTATATAATTCTTGAATACTGCCTACATCAGTTTTAAGATTTTCAAATAATTCAATAGCTTTCTCTTCTTCAATATAATTAAATAAAAAATTTAGTTTGGTTAATATTATTTGTTTTTTTTTATTGATTAATGAAATATTTGTTTTCTTAACTTCATCATCAATTAATACAGAATTCATTTTAATAATTTCTAAATTAAGATTGCATGGGCTACTAGTATTACCACATGTAGCACGTAATATTTTATTATTTTCAAAAAAAATAGTGCCACCATTCTTTCCACAATTAATACATTTAAACTTGTTTTTTGAATACAATTTCTTTTTTGATTCAATAGAATCATTAGAATTGATAAGTTTATTAATAAATGTTTGCTTCCGTGAAGTATACCCGTTTTTAAGATTATAATAAGTTTTTAATTGTTCTAAATATTTAGAATAATCGGTTTCTTGGACGAGATTTTTTTGAAATGAATCTTCCATATTATAAATTAAAAATATATTTTTCTGTCCAATAAAGACGCTTCTGGATGATTACTAAAATCTGGTAAATTTGTTATCATATTATTTTGAAATTTCTGTTTATTTTCTAAATTAACACGATTATAATAAACTAATTTAGACATAATATATTCTTTATCTTGAATAGTTTTTTCATAGTTTTCTTGGGGTGTTTTATTTCCTTTATATCTGTAAAATAATATTATCCCTAAAATTGAGAAAAATAAAACGACTAATGATATATTATACATTAAATTATAATTTTTTTGTTTATAGTTATGACATTCTTTTAAAACACCTTTAAAAAAATATTTTACGCCCGGTTCAATAAGTTTGGGTTTGTCAATGTTTTCATTATTTATATATGAATTATTTAAATTTAAATAATTATTTATGTTTTTAAAATCCATTTAATATTAATAATTATAGTTATTTTATAAAAATAATTTATACATATAGATATAATTAGTAATGTATTCTGTAACAAAATTAGCAAATAAAGAATTAAATAAAGAATTTAAAAAACTACCAAGCGCAACTACATCAGTTATTTTTTTTATTACAATGAGTTTAATGTATGGTTTTATAATGATTTATACTACATTTAGTTCAAATACTTTATCGCAAGTATCAAGTAATTCATCAAATCAAATTTATACACTTATATATGTAATATTTTTGATAAGCGGAACATATTTTATTAATGTGGGTATATCAAAAAGTATTTGTAATGAAAATACAATAAAATGGGGAACTGTATTTACATTAACATTATTGCCATGGATAATAATATTTGGACTATTATATTTTCTATTAGAATTGTTTCCTGGATGGATTAATCCATTCTCAAATACAATTGGATATATAATTGTAAATGCTTTAGGTTCAACAACCACTTTACAACAGGTATTAAAACTGTCTTCGGAGGAGAAAAATACAACATTAAAAAAAGCATTAGAAAATATAGAAAAAAATTATTCAAGGTTTATAAATGAAATAGATACAAATGAATATGAATTTAAACAGTTTATAAAACAATTAAGTAATGAAAGTTTTATAAAATCAATAGGTGATAATACAAACAACGAAGAACAATTATATGGAAATCCAAAAGTAATTGAATTATTTGCATTAGTAAAAATAAAAGAATTAATAGGTAAATTATTTTGGTATATATTAGCAGGAACATTAATAGCATCTATCAGTTATAATTTTTTAATAAATATGACTTGCGAGAAAACATTAGATCAATCCAAAAAAGAATATTCTGAATTATATAATAATTCAGATAATCCAGTTTACGGTAAAAAATGGCTAAAATTATCAGAAGAACCAAGTGAAGCGGATAATCAAGATTATACAACTCGTTTATCAGAATTTATTACTAAATTTGGAAATCATTTATTAACCACACAAGATAGTAATAATGAAGTATCATTAGAGAATCATCAATTAAGAAGTATTCAATTATCATTTGAGGAATTACCAACAAATTGTTTTATTCAAATTGACAATAGTTATTTTAGACCAATTGAATAAATAAAATAATTATGAAAAATGTTATTTATGATTAATGATTTTAAAAGAAAAATTTTTGTTTTAGATAAATCATGTATTTGGATTGTCTAAAATTATATTACGCATATACATTTATTTATATTTATAGTTAATATAAATAAATTTATTTTTTATTACTTCTTTTTTTGTTACTTCTTTTTTTGGTACTTCTTTTTTTATATTTTTTAGTTTTTTTTATTTGTTTTTTGCCTCGTCTTCTTCTTTTTGATTTTTTTGCTTTTTTTGATTTTCTTTTTCCGCCCGCCTTCCCAAGCAGCTCCCGCGCCGCGTGCAGCCGCTCCGCCGCATGCGAGGTGAGTACTGCGACCCCAGATGACGACGTGGTGTTTCTAGATTCTAGTGGTTTTGGTGTGGGCAGCGGTATCCGTTTGACATCCTTTCCCGCCGCCACCATCGCCCGACGCGCAAAGTGCCTCGCCTTCCTCGCCGCCTCCCCCAAATCCGCTCCCTCCGCCGCCGCCATCACATTCGCCGCCGCCTCCAAGGCAACACCCGCCGCCTCCAACTCCTGCTGTGCCTTTATGCGTGCGACCTCCACCGCCTCGGCTTCCGCCGCCGCTGCCGCTGCCGCTGCCGCCTTCTCCGCCGCCGCCTTCTCCGCCGCCGCCGCCGCCGCCGCCGCCGCCGCCGCCGCCGCCGCCTCCGCCGCCTCCCCCACATCCGCTCCCTCCGCCGCCGCCATCACCTTCGCCGCCTCCTTCAAGGCAACAGCCGCCGTCTCCAACTCCAACTCTTGGTTTATCGTATTATTCATATATATATATATACTAAATATTTAAGTTTCTTCTTTTTTTATAATTTATTCTATAATTATTGTTTTATTTATTTTTTGATTTATTGTTTTATTCAAATTGATAATAGTTATTTTAGACCAATTGAATAAATAAAATAATTATGAAAAATGTTATTTATGATTAATGATTTTAAAAGAAAAATTTTTTGAAATTAATATAATATAAAACGGCTAAATATGAAAATATACCACATATTATTATTATTAACCAAATAGGACAAACGGTTTTATTTTTATAACCTACGCCAAATTCTCGTGGTTTACCATTTTTATCAAATACCAAAGATGGTTTTGTAAATATTATTATTATAAAAAGTATTACAAATATAATAATTGATACTAATGCTATATTATCTCTAACAAATCTTGAAAACATATTAATATTATATAAAATAAATATAATATTAATTATAAATAAACCTTTATTTTTAAAAAATATTTTTAGCCGTGACAAGTTGTTGTGTAAGAATTCCCATAAACGGAATCATATCAAGCCTTCAATTATTTAATTCTTTATTAAGTAAATTATCGCTAATAGTTGACATAACAAAGTTCCCTAGATTACCCGGTTGATAATTATATTTATATTCAGAAAAAGAAATTTACCAACCTTTTTTAAAATAATTCTATACAAAGCGGTTCATATCACGTTATTCTTAACCATAAAGGAGTTAGATAATAAATATTTTCTGAACGTAGATAATTAATTCCCAATATAGTAATTATCTTTATGCATATGTTAAATTAGAGGAATAACAAGAGCAGCAACCATGGCAACACGACGATGCATTACTTCAGCTTCACGTGTAAATTTAACTTTATTTTCACGTTTATGTTTTAAAATTTTTAATGGATCAAAATTAAGAAGTGGCTGTGTTCAACCTACATATCTAAAAGATTTAACATTTGGTACTACATTCATAACCGCAATAGCATTTGGGTTAATTAATATAATCATGCCAAATACCATATATATATATTTAATAAAAATAGTAAATTATATGCTTAAATATATTTAATAATATTCATTATCACTATCTATATCATCGTCGTCGGGCATATTAGTCATATTGTATTCTTCATCTTCAATTTCATTTTTTCTTCTATCTAGTTCTTCTTCGTCTATTTTATAAATTTCTTTATTCATTTCAGTTATGTTATTATTTTGTTTTAATTTATATTCTTTTAATGCTTGCTTTTCTATTTTCTCTCTTTCATCATCATAATTAGATGCTACATATTGTGTTAAGCCTTTTTGTAAGCCAGCGCTCCAACTTTCTAATTTATTATTTTTGAATATATTTTCGACCTCTCTCTCTTCGTCTGTTAAATCCTTTAAATATTGTGTAATTAAATCTTTTTCTTTTTCTTTTGCATATGAAATTTTTTCTTTAACTTTTTTGTAGGAATTATTTGTTAAATCTAAATGGTTATTCATAATATTTAAAAATTCATAAATATAATTTATTATAACATTATTAGCTTCTTCTTCTTTATAATCTTCTTCTTGTTCTATTTCCAAAATAAATTCGTCATTTTTTGTAATGTTTATAAGTTCATTAAAAATACTATAAAAAATATATGTATAAAAATATGAGATAAACTCTTTATCAAAAATGCTTGGTATTAAAAATTTTTCTTTACTATTACTAACTTCTAAAGGAGCAATATATTTACAATATTTCATTAGTTTAATAAATATATTTGATTTATTTTTTATTAATCTAAAAATAATATCTAAACCAGGGACAATAGGTAAATTATTTAATTTTTTATAATAATTTTCTAAAATATTAAGTATATCTTTATTATGTGTATCGGATAATAACCAATGTGAAGGAATTTTTTTAAATTCAACTTGTTTATTTAAAATTATATTAGGAAATATGTTAACTAAATTTTCTAAATAGTTAATATAAAATTGACAATTATCAACATTAATTTCAAAATTTAAAAATTTTTCAATATTATTGCGTAATATTTTGTTCATGTTTGGTATTTTTTTTATAAAATTTAGTAATGAATTTTTCATTAAAATGTTTGTTTTTGCTAAATAATTTTTAGTACTATCTAATTCTTTTTCGTCAAGATTATTTATATCAAATCTATCAAATAATATATTTAATTTTTCAAATAATATCTCGTCATTTTTTTTTTCAATTGGTGATTCTAAATAATTATTAATAATAGTTCTTAATAATTCAATATTATTTATAATAGGATAATTATGATTAGAAGTAAATATATTTTGTTTATTTATAATATTTAGCAAATCGTCTAATGAAGATTTATTATATATTTTTCCGAGAGCTTTTAATGATTCTATAATTTCTATTATATCTTTTGTTTCGTCATATTCACTTGGTTTATCCATACAAATACTTTTTAATTCATCATCAATTGGTAAATTATTTCCAAAGTTGCAATAATAAATAAATGATTTATATATTGTTTCTTCATTAAAATCAGATTTTACAAATGGTAATATTACTTTAGTATTTTCAACATGATATAAAATAGAGGATTTATTTAAAATATTGATATTATGTATTATTTTATTATAGTATTCAACCAATTTGCTATTTTCCAAAATACTTTTATCATTACTAATGAAATAATTTATAGTGTTAATAGTTGAATTACAACAAGCATTTTCTAAAAACGGATCTCCTGCTGAATTTTCTAATAAACCGGTATTAACATCTACTATTTTTTGAATACTTTCAATTATAGTATTACTTAAATATATGTTTTTTGAAAGTAATGTTTCTAATATTATATTTTTTTTACCCTTTCTATAAGTTTCTAATAATTCATCTTTAAACATATCAGATAAAGGTAAGTTATTTTCTTTTGAAATTTTTAAACTATATAAAGCAGGTATAAAATTTTGCCACTTTGCAATTGATAATTCATTCGGTATAAATTCTTCTTTATTTAATATTATATATTCTCTTTTCTTTTGAGAAAGTTCTATTATAGTTTTATCATTAATTATATATTTTTCTATTAATGCTTCTATTTTTTTTGCAATATTTGCTTCTGAAACTTTTAATATTGTATTCCAAGGTTTAATGGAACTTTTTATTTTGCATGCAATACACGAAATATAAATTACTGTAGTTTTATCTTGATCTCCGTCTAAAGGATATCCGGAAAATGATTTAATACAACCCGGGAAAGTTTTTTTGGTTTTAAAACTTGGAATATTTATTTGAATAGCAACAATTAAATAACATAATGTTAATAAAAGCAACAATTGATTATATGTATCAACATAAGATGGTAATCCTTTCGTTTTTGTATCTTTTTTTGCTATTTTTTCTAATAATTTTTCATATTGTTCTTTAGATGGAATATTAACAGAGTGTGTTGTTATAACATTATTAATAATAAATTGAATTTGTGATTCAAGATTAATTGTAATCATTTCTGACATAGATTTAATTATATTAGTAATTGTTTTAATGTCTGGATTACTAGATACATTTGTTTTTGATAAATTAATATTATATTCATTTTGTAAAAAATCCTTGGTATTTAATTTAAATCCTTGTTCATCGTATCCTTCATCGGTTGAAAAATCTATATTTTTTATTATATATCCACTATATTTATCAACCCAATAATTATTATCATCACTAATTGTTCCTTGTTCGGCACAAACAGTATCTAATTCTTTAATATAATCTTGTTTGTTTGAAAATGCATTTGCTAATTTTAATAAAAATCTAGGAAATAATTTAATTCCGCTTTTATTGCAATATAACCAATTTTTTTCTTCTTCATAAAAAGATTCTCTTGTAAATTTAAGACAAAATTTTTTTATATATTCTTGACGTTTAACAAAATCAGATATACCTAATACGGTGTCTTTTAATTTTTCATAAGGCGAAGATAATATATTATCTGGAAGTTCAATATAATTATTTTATATTATATTATTAACGTATTCATCTTTTTTATTTTTTATATGAATTATATTTTTTAGATATTTTTTTGCATTTTCATGGTTATCATTCAGTTTTCCTTTTATTTCTTCAACGCTTAAGTTATATTTTGCCTGGAAACTATCTAATATTTTGTCTATATCTTCTTTAAAATTTTTCTTTTCTAATTTGGAAGAATCCATACATTTATCATCTAACGAAATACATTCTTTATTGATATCACATAAAATTTTATTAGAATCAATATAAAAATCATTTTTAAATTTTTCATCATGATTCCATTGAGAATCCTGCCGAATATAAATATAATTTTTTTTGGTTTTTTTATCAATAAATATAGCATAATCACCATCTAAAACTTCTTTTTTTTCTTCTATAATTGCTCTTGCTTCTCTTAATGCATTTTTTTTTGTAACATTCATAATATCCATGATTTTTTCGGTCAAAAATTCAAAAAAATGTTTAGTATCCATTGTGGTTTTTTCTTTACCATATTCATTAACTAAACTATAAATAGTATTGTCGTATATAGCATCAAAAAATATTTGTTTTGAATTATCATTTTCCATACTCTCCATCGATGTATATTTTTTAGATAAATAGTATTTTTCACATTTTTCTTCTTCTTCTGGAGAGATTTCATGTTCTTTTGATTGTTTTGATTGTTTAATAAAATTATCTAATAAATTTGAAACTATTAAATCCATTATAGTTTTATTTAGAGTGCTAATAAAAAACTTACCACCATCTATATTAATAAAAGAATTAATTAATTCTGAACTATTATTAAAAAATTCAGGGTCAACTTTGTAATTATCATAAAGTTCATCTTTTAGTTCACCTGTTATAATATCAAAATTAAATTTATAGTTTTCTTTTAAATTTAGATTTTCTTTATTAAGTATATTAATTAATTTATTTAATAATTCTTTACTTGTATTATATTCTTTTTTATAATTTTCTATATTTTCATTAAAGAGTTTATTAATAATATTAAAATCTTTCTTATTTAAATTATACATATCAATATTTAAAGTTTGAATATCTTGAATTAATGATTTATAATTAACATATTTATTGGTTTCAGATAAATATTTTATTGCACTACTATTAGTAGGAATAAAAGATTCTAATAATAAATTTAATTTTTCATTTGCACTATGAGATGAATTATCTTCAATTGAAAAATTACAAATATGTTCTAAAAATTTATTATCATGTATTGTATTATGTGTATTAATATATTCACCAAACTTTGATTCATCTAATATAAATTTATTGATATAAGTATCGTTATTTAATAGTTCAAAATAATTTAAAAAATTAATATTTAGATTTGATTTATTATAAATATTTGTGTATTCTAGATTAATTTTTGAAAAATTAAGTATTGGCAAAGGCAAAGTAATAAAAGATATTATAATAATTTTTTCGTTAGGTGTTAAATCTTTAAAGTTATAAATCCGTTTATTATTAATATAATCAGTTTGTAACATTTTTTGTCCTTCATTAAATATTTCACTAGAGAATCTAGATTTATCTATTAAATTATCATTTATACAATAACTATAAAAGTCGTCATATATGTCATTTATTGTGTGTAATTGAGTATTTACATTTAAAGAATTAAAATTTATACTATTAAAATCAGAGGTATATTTATTGCTGGTATTATTATAAACATTTAATAAATTATTTATATATGCAGTGTAGTCATTTATTTTATCTTTTGAACTATTGCTAGTCCATTTATAAATAACTGAATTTAAATTTTCAATAAATTCTCCCATTTTTATTTTATTTATAAAATCTTCTTCATAATCATCTGATTCTTCATTATATATTAAATTTTTTGAATTATAAACAACCGGTATTAACCAATATAATTTTTTATTTAAATTGAAAATTGCTTCTTTTAAAGGTTTATAAAATTCTCCTTTTTCACTTGGTATATTAGGATTATTATTTTCATCAAAATCAGAATATAAGTTTCTAAGTTCTTTGTATCTATTTAATTCTAAATTAATATTACTAATTAACTCTTCGTTTCTTTCTTCTTGTTTATGTATATTTAAAACACTATCCATATAATCGTTTAGTTGTGTTTCTAAAGTGTATCTTTTTTCGCTATCAGGTACATTTACACTGTGATACATTTCTTGATATTCATCTTCTAATTCAAAGTTATCTAGTAATATTTCATTTAATTTTTCTTCATCAAAATGTTTAATTAAGTCATAATCTAAATCATCTATATTTTCTAAATTAAGAAAATCAGGAGAAATATCTTCAATTTCTTTTTCTTCTTCGGGCATAAAAGTAGCTAATGATTCTTTTGAATCTTTAATGATTATTTTTTCAATATTTAAATTTTCAGGAATACCAGAATAAGCAAAATCAATGTAAATAACTTCACCATTAGGAATTAACGTAATTTCAATCATATCTTCTTCAATATTTGTTACAATTCCATTAAGTATTTTCGGTAAAGGTCCGCCAAAAGTAATTGATATACTATTATTAACACTTATATTATTTTGAATTATATAACTAGAACTTTCTTCTCTATGAAGTAAAATAATATTATCAATTGATTCTTCTAATAGTTTTCCATCTTCAGAAATATCAAGTGTTGTAATAGTATCTTCATTTAATAATGTAATTTTTGAAGAATTTATAAAATTTATGTAAAATATTTTTTCATGAAAATCTGAATTGCTAGGTGAATCTATTTGAATAATATCTCCATATTGTAAATTATATTTTTCGGTTTCCATTATAATTATATTATATTATATTTATAATAGAAAATTTATGTAAAAGTTTAATTTAAATTTATTTTTTAATTTATTTTTAAACAAGTTAAAGATATTTTACGAATATAAATTAGTATACATTATGTCACAAGAACAAATCACACGACAATTAAATTTAGAACCCGTTCTAAATGTTAATAATATTATTTATAATCAAAAAAAATATACATTTAATAATAATGAATATACAATAATTAAATATAAAAAAGACATTTTAAAATCATATTTAGATATTGCTCACGATACAAATGCCAATACCGACATGGAAGCAAAGAAAGTTTTATTGGATAGTTATGATAATTTATCTAAATATAGGTCTGTGATAGTAAGAAATAATAAAGTTCTAGCATTTAGCCCAGAGAAATCATTGAAGTTTGATATTTTTAATAAAAAATATACAAATACCGATGAATGTTGGCTGGAAGATTTTGTAGATGGAACTATGATAAATGTATTTTTTGATAATATAAATAATACTTGGGAAATTGCAACCAGGTCAACTGTAGGTGGAAATATTGTATTTTTTAATGATATTAAAAATTATAGTTTTTTTAACTCTAATCAATTTGAACATTATAATAATATTACATTCAGGAGTATGTTTTTTGAAAGTTGTAATGCTTGTAAGTTTGATTTAAATAGTTTAAATACTAAGTATTGTTATTCATTTGTTATGCAACACCCATTTAATCGTATAGTAACACCGGTTCATGCGCCCGTTATTTATTTGGTAAAAGTATATGAAATTGATAATACTAATTTTCCAATAGTTAATATTAAAGAAAAAAATATACCAGAATTAATTAATGAATCACCATATATATTTGTGAATACAAGTGTCCAATTTATAAATAAATATCCACTAGAATCATCTCTACAAGAATTATATACACATTATAATAATAAATTAGCACCATTTCATTGTCTTGGTTCAATTATTTATAATAAAGATGGAACAAGAACAAAAATTAGAAATGTTAATTATGAAGAAGTTCGAAAATTAAGGGGAAATCAACCTAAATTACAATTTAATTATTTATCTTTAAAAAAAGAGAATAAAATTAACGAATTTTTACATTATTATCCAGAACATGTCTTATTATTTAATAAATTTAAACTATTGATGTTTGAATATACGAATGAATTATTTATAAATTATATTAATTGTTTTATTAAAAAACAGATGCATTTAAAAGAATATCCATTTCAATATAAAAATCATATGTATCATATTCATCAAAAATATATTAATGATTTAAAACCTAATAATAAAGTCGTAGATAAAAAAGTTGTAATTGATTATGTTAATACTTTACATGAAGCACAACAAATGTTTGTAATTAATTATAAATACAATTCTACTAATGAAAATACCAATGAAAATACCAATGAAAATACTAATGAAAATACCAATGAAAATACTAATGAAAATACCAATGAAAATACTAATGAAAATACTAATGAAAATACCAATGAAAATACCAATGAAAATACTAATGAAAATACTAATGAAAATACTATGGAAACCGATGAATAAATTTAATCACAATCAAAGTGTAATTCATTTAAAAAACTTATTATATTATTATTATTATTATTATTATATATAATATTTGGCGGTGATGAATAATTAGGTGATGAATAATTAGGTGATGAATAATTATGTGATGAATAATTAGGTGATGAATAATTATGTGATGAATAATTAGGTGATGAATAATTATGTGATGAATAATTAGG